CCGTGGGGCGTCCGAGCATGCAGGCCTTTTCGATCACATCCACGCAGCGATTCTTGAGCGTGCGCAGCACTTCCCTGCCCCGCTCCGCCACGCCCATCACGGCAGCCAAGCGCCGGATGTCCTCCCACACATCGGCCAGGCGGTGCGGCGTCAGTGAGAGGATCTGCGGCGGCGTGCCCGGCCAATGGGCAAGCGCTTTCACCACTTCAGTCTCGCTCGTGGCACAGACATCGCATTGCGCCTGGGTAAGAATGAGAGTGGGGCGCAATTCCAGGATCAAACGCGGGTTCAGTCGGTAGATGGAAAGCGACGCGGCCAGCAGATTGTGAATCTGCTCGTCGATCGCGCGGCTGCTCGCCTGAGCTAGCAGCTTGGACTCCGTGCAGATCGGCAAGCTCGAGACTTCGGGTGGAAAATCGCACTCATGCGAGCGCGCCACCAGTTGCGCACCGCAGCCCAGCGCACACACCATTTCGGTCGCGCTTGGCAGAAGGGAGACAATGCGTTGGCTCATCAGTTAGCTTACGCAGAATACAAATGCCTGCGCAGGCTTCCCAGTGGTATTTCCATCAATACAATGAGGGGAGATTTGCAGATGAGCCACCCTCAAGCCATAGATGCCACCAACGCATTGGGGCGGCGGAGCTTTTTAAAGCGCGGCGCAATGGGCATGGCCAGTGCGATGACAGCATGCGCTCAGGCGGCCATACCATTTGGCAAAGCTCGGGTGGCCATCACGCTCGACCTGGAGATGTCGCGCAACTTTCCGACGTGGGAACAAACTCGGTGGGACTATGAAAAGGGGAACCTTGATGACGCGACGAAGCGCTATGCAGTCGAGGTCGGACGGCGGGTGAAGGCCCGCGGTGGCGTGGTGCACTTCTTTCTCGTGGGCGCAGCCCTTGAGCAGGAAGACGTGGACTGGTTGAAGAAGCTGCTGGCCGATGGCCACCGGGTTGGCAACCACACCTACGACCATGTAAACGTTAAGGCTGCCCGGCCGGAGCAGATCCAGTTCCGGTTTCAGCGCTCGCCCTGGCTGATCGCGGGGAAGGAACCGGCAACCGTCGTCCGTGAAAACATCCGGTTGTGCAGTGAAGCCTTGAAGACGAGGCTGGGAGCAGCGCCGGCCGGCTTCCGCACCCCCGGCGGCTTCGGCAATGGCCTGGCCGATGCGCCCCACGTCCAGCAGATGCTGGGCGAACTGGGCTTTAACTGGTGCAGTTCCAAGTATCCCGTCCATGTCAGCCCGACGGCGGGAGTTGAACCCGATGCGGCGATGGTGGCCAGTCTGGTTTCGGCCCAAGCACACGCCCAGCCGTTCCGTTACCCCAGCGGACTCGTGGAGATTCCCATGAGCCCGATCAGCGATATCGGCGCGTTCCGCACGGGGCGATGGAAGCTCGAATGGTTTCTGCGGGTGACCCGCGCCGCGTTGGAGCATTGTCTCGATCACGGGCTGGTGTTCGATTTCCTCGCCCATCCGAGTTGTCTCGGCGTGGTGGACCCGGAATGTCGGACGGTGGAGATGATCTGCGATCTTGTCGCCGCACGGCGTGAGCGCGCGACTTTGACCGACTTGGATGCCGTGGCAAAGTCGGTGGGCTGACCGGTCCTTTGCTCGACACTCCGGCCTCAGGCTACACGAACCGCGCAAACAGATCTTCCCTCGGCCATTCCTTGACCGCGTCCGCCGCGCGGTGCAACGCGGGATCAATCTCCCCGTCGAGTTTCCGGTCCTTGCTGCGCTGGTTGAACAGGGCCGCCCAAGCCAGCCCATCCCAACGCCGCACCAACAGCGTGTAGGTCCCCGGCAGGCTGCCGGTATGCCAGTAGTTCACCCGGCCAGCCGCCGCATTTACCGGGCGCGCCATGAAGCCGCAGCTGTAATAGGTTTCCTTGAGCGTGCCGTCTTCCGCCCGCGAGACCGGTGCCGGCGGCGGCGCGTGCAGCTCGCGATCCTCCAGGTCGCGCGCGGCAACGGCAAGACCACCCTTGCCGCGGCGCTGGCGCTGTGGGAGTTCCTGAGCGCGCCAGGGCGGCGCGTCCACGTGATTGCCAACAAGGAGGACCAGGCGCTCCTCTGCGTCAACACGGCGCGGCAGATGTTCCGCGGGCGCGACTCTGACGGCGCGAAGGTGCTTCACAACAGGATCGAGGACAGGGAACGCGACTGCGTGCTGTCGGCGCTGAAGACCAGCGCCACCAGCCTTGACGGGCTTACGCCGAGCCTCTGGATCGGCGATGAGGTTGCCGAGTTCAGCGACCGGGAGATCCTTGCGAAGCTGGAGACAACCACGGGCAAGCGGCGGAACTCGCTCGGGCTTGTGATCTCCACCCCAGCCGCCAACATGGAGGGGCTGTTCGGCGAGAAGGTCACCACCGGCGAGGCCATCCTGAGCGGCGAAGTCGAGGACGATTCTTTCATGCCGCTGCTGTACGGCATCGACAAGGGTGACGATCTCGCCGACGATTCGACATGGTGCAAGGCGAATCCCAACATGGAGCACGGGCAGCCGGCGCTCCGCGACCTGAAGACCATGTGGAACTCGAAGAAAGCAAGCGCCGTCGGGCGCGCCGAGTTCTCGCGGTACATCTGCGCGCGCGTCGGCGAGGAGACGGGCAACTGGCTGGACATGGCGTTCGCGCCCGAGGGCACCGCGATAGATTGGTCGGAACTGCGCGGCAGGCGGGCATGGCTTGGGCTCGACCTATCGAAGAGCCTTGACCTGTCGGCTCTTATCGTCGCCGTCCCGCTTGACGATGGCAGGGTGGCGATGCGCGGGCACTACTGGTGGCCATCGGACAACGTGCGCCAACGGGAATTAGATTACCGGTTGCCCGTCCGCAACTGGGCGGCTACCGGCAAGCTGGAGCTGACGCCCGGCCCTGACATCGCCTACTCGCGGATTCTCGAAGTCCTCAAGAACGTGGCCGCGGAATTCGACGTGGTGAACGTTGCATATGACCGATGGGGCGCCAAGATGTTCGCCGAGATGGCGGTCGGCGAGGGGTTGCCGCTCCAGCTTTATTCGCAGGGCATCGCCACGATGGGACCGGGGTGCCAGCTGTTCCAGCAGCTTTGGGTCGGGCGGAAGTTCCTGATCGGCGAAGACCCCATCTTCCGGAACGCCTGCGCCCAGGCGATCCCGTTCCGCGACTCGAACGGAAACATAAAGGTCAACAAGGCGAAGGCCACGCACGTGATCGACCCGCTGGTGGCGGCGATCATGGCGGTGCACTCGTGGGGCGGCGAGACCCGCAGTGCTTATGAAGACATCTAACATTTAGAGCCATCCGCGCAGCCGATTAGCACTAACAATACGGGCGTGCTAAAGGGCTTGCTACAGAGGCTGTTTGTCGGCCCCTACAGCTCGACCATCCTGGCCGAGCCAACGGGTTCGATACCGTTCGTGAGCGCATCGACTGCGCTCCGATATACGCCTGTGTACCGTGCGGTCACGCTGATCAGCGGCGACCTCGCGCGCATCGGCCTGACCGTGAGCGCGGGCGGCGCTGACTCGCTCATGCGCTCGCCGTCGCGGTTCATGACGGCGTTCGAGTTCCGCCGTTCGATGACGATGCAGGTGCTGCTTTACGGCAATGCGTTCGCCGCGATCAACCGCACGCGCGGCGGCGAGCTGCTTGAGCTGATCCTGCTTGAGCCTGACAGCGTCTCGCTCGACGTGACGGGCGCCGTGCCGATCTACCGCACGCGCCTGTACGGCGACCTTCAGATGGAACAGGTGCTTCACCTCAAAGCACCCAGCGTCAACGGGCTGTGGGGCGAATCGCCCGTGAGCCTGTGCCGAACGTCGCTGCAGCTGCTTGCGGCGCAGGAACAGATGGCGCTCAAGGGCTACGAGAACGCAGGCAACCCGAAGATCGCGCTTGTCCACCCGATGAAGCTTTCGCCTGAGGCGATGCAGAAGATCGAGGCGGACTACATGAAGCGCCACGCAGGCAGCGCCAACACCGGTCGCCCGCTGGTGCTGATGGAGGGCATGAAGGTCGAGCGCATCTCCTCGACCATCGATGACACTGGGCTTGAGTCCGCGCGCGCGTACAGCATCGGAGACGTGTCGCGCATCTACGGGGTGCCAGCCAGCTACCTGTCGGAGAACGTCGGCAGCTCGTACGGCACGATGGAATGGCTCTCGCGCATGTACGTCGACGCGTGCCTTATGCCGTGGATGCAGTGCTGGGGCTCGGAGATCGCCGCGAAGCTCGCCACTCCGTTCGATACCGTCACGTGGGACACCGACGATCTTGTTCGCCCAGGCATGGCAGAGCACATGGCCGCGCTGCGCACTGGCGTAGAGGCGGGATTCCTGACGCGCAACGAAGCGCGCGAGGAGCTCGACCTACCGCCTCTGCCCGGACTTGACGAGCCGACGCTGGCGCTCAACGTCGGCACTGGCGGCGGCCAGACCAACATCGGGACCGACACAAGCGCAGACGCGGGGACGCCCAATGATTTCTAGACGCGACTTCACCGCGGCAGAGCAGAGCATCGACGGGCGAACGCTTGCTGGTTACGCCGCCGTCTACGGGCAGGACTCGCGCGAGATCGTCGAGAACGGCCGGCGCTTCACCGAGCGGATCGCGCCGGGCGCGTTCAACGAGACGCTCTCGAGCGGAACCGATGTGAAGCTCTACTACAACCACGACGCATCGATGCCGCTCGCGCGCACGCGCAGCGGGACACTCACGCTCAAGAGCGACCGGAACGGACTTTCGTTCAGCGCTTCGCTGCCGGAGACCACGCTCGGCAACGATGTCCGCGCGCTCATCGAGCGCGGAGACCTGAGCGGCGAGATGAGCTTCGGATTCATCGTCACCGAGGATTCCTGGTCGAAGGACCGAAGCCAGCGCCTTGTGAAGAAGGCGCAGCTGCTCGAGGTCTCGATCGTCCAGGACGCCGCATACCCACAGACCAGTTCGAGCCTGCGGAGCGTTTCCGCGGCATACGAAGACGCCGCGAGACTGCGGCTCGCACTTCACTTTAGAAGGATGGCAGACCATGTCGGATGAGTTGAACGAACTCCAGAACATCACGCACCAGTACCGCCGGTCCCTCGAGGCCTATGAGGCCCGCACCGGCCGCGCACCGCAGACGGTCGACACGCGCGGCAGCGGAGAGGAGAAGGAGAAGTTCGCGAAGATGGACGCCGACCTCACGGCCGCCGAGCTGATCGCGCAGAACAAGGCGCTCGAAGCGCGCCTTGCGAAGCTCGAGTCGCAGCCTCTTCTTTCCTCGCGCAACGCATCAAGCCGCACCCTGGACGCCGCGGCAGCGGAATCGGCGCGCTGGCTCAAGGCGATGGTCAACAACGACCAGGCCGAGATCCGCGCGATTTCGACAGGCACAACCAACGCCGGCATCCCGACCGACATGGAGCGCCGCATCGTCGAGCGCCTCTGGGATGCGAATGTCATGCGTCAGATCTGCCCGGTCACGCAGATCGATTCGAAGCGAACGATCACCGTTGAGAACGCGCTGCCGACGACCAGCCTCATCTCGGAAGCCGGTGCCATCGGTTCGCCCGGAGATCCGAGCTTCGGAACCGCCGTCTCAGTCGTGCCGTACAAGTACGCCACGCGCGTGATCCTCTCTCAGGAGTTCATCGAGGACGGAATCGGCCAGGGCGGCATCGGCTCGGCGCTCGACTATGTCGCCAATCGCTGCGCTCTCTCCATCGCGCTCAAGCAGGAGGAGGCGTATGTCGCCGGCACTGGCAGCTCCCAGCCGGAAGGAATCGCTGGCTCGACCAGCGGCAAGCCCATCGCACAGGGCGTCGATCTCGGCTCCGGCGCGGCGCTCACAACCGTCACCGCCGACAACCTCATCGATGCGCTCTTCACCGTGAAGCCCGTGTACCGCAACTCGCCGCGGTTCCGCTGGCTCTTCAGCGATTCGATGGTGAAGACGGTGCGCAAGCTCAAGAACAGCGGTTCGGTCACCACCAGCGGCGGATACGCCACTGAATACATCTGGACCCCTGGGACGGCAACCGCAAACAGCATGGTCGGCGGCATCCCCGCGACCGTGCTCGGCGTTCCGTACTCGGTGTCGCAGTATGTGCCGACCACGACCGGCGACAACACCGTGTACGCGGTCATCGGCGACTTCAACTACTTCGAGATCTTCGATCGCACCGGCATCACCTCCGTGGTCGACCCGTACTCGCTCTCGAACAACCACCAGACGGCGCTGATCTTCTACACGCGCACCGACAGCCACATCATGCTGGCCGAGGCGTTCGCGTACATCCGCGGCTGATCCTTTCTCCTCTACGCACCCGCCGCGGGAAACCGCGGCAGGGTGTTTTACATGTCGGTCCCACTATCCACGATCAAGTCGGCGCTCAAGATCGAGTACGACGACGACGATTCCGAGCTCACCAGGCTCAGGGACGCTGCGGCGTCCCTGATCGAGCGTGAAACCGGACTGACGCTCACGCCGCAGTCGCGGACGCTCTACCTCGCATCGTTCCGCGACACGGCCATTCCGTTCGTCCCGATGAGCTCCGTTTCGGCCGTCACCTACTACGACGGCTCAAACGCGCTGACCACCATGCCGGCGACCGACTGGTGGCTCGACCGCAGCGAAGGACCGCTGCCTGTGCTGCGGTTCCTCGAGCAGCCGTCCATCTATGAGGGGACGAACATCAGCGCCGCGGTGAGCTGCGGATACAGCAGCCTCCCCAACGAACTGGTGCACGCCGTGGTCGCGCTCACGGGCGCCTGGTACTCGAACCCCGAGGCATTCCAGCCGATCGGGCTCCAGATGGTCCCGATGTCGCTCCAGTACATCATCGAGTCGATGCGCGTGCGGGAGCTGATGCGATGATCTCGGCGGGCCTCCTCAGGTGGACGGCGACGATGCTTGCGGCGAGCACCAGCCAGGACACGCTCGGGCTCCGCTCCGACACATTCACCACGGGCGGCACATTCCGCTGCGACATGCGCAACCAGAGCGCGCAGGAACAGGCCTACGCGGACGGCGTCGCGGTGCGCCGCACATGGGAGCTGCGCGCGCGCTGGCAGCGCATCGAGAACCTCGGGCTCACCGAGGTAGACAGGATCAGCGTCGACGGGCGCACGCTCAAGATCACCTCGATCATCAACCTCGACGGCGCAGACCGCGTTGCGGTGATCCAGTGCGAGGAGGTCGGCTGATGGCCACCATCCAGCAGGCAGTCCGCACCATGCTCACCACCGGCACGACGCTGTCGAGCGGTTCGCCGGCCGTGCCTGATTCCCGCGTCACGCACGGCTACCGCCTCCAGGAGAGCGCGCTTCCGGCCGTCACCTACTCGGTCGACAGCCGCGGGGACGCGAGCACATCTGGCGGCATACAGGAGAGCACGATCACGGTGACGAGCATCGCGAACACAAGCGAGGACGCCCTCGCGATCGCCGAGAAGGTGCGGAGCGCGCTCGCGAGCGGCACCTACGACACGATCCCGATCGATGCGGTGATCGTCACCAATGAGACGCTCCAGCCCGAGACCATCGGGCTTTCGGACGAACAGGAACCCGCACAAGCCGTCACGACGGCGACGATCTACTGGAGACTCTGATGGCCGTCACTCCCAAACCATGCCGTAATTGCACGATCACTGCCGGAGGAACCGGCGTCCTGGGGATCATCGACGCAAGTGTTTCCCTGTCGCTCGAGACCATCGATGTCAGCGAGATTACTTCAGTTGACCGCGTCCACATCGCCGGCATGCGTAGCGGAACGATCAGTGGAACCGTCTTCTATGATCAGGGCGACGCGGGAATCATCGCTCTCGAGGCGGCAATCAAGAGCGGGTCGAGCGTGAGTTTTGTCTTCACGCTGCACGCAAGCGCAACCTACACGGTTCCTGCGATCATGACGAGCTGGACCCCTTCGATCGCCACCAACGATGTGGTGCGCGCGAGCTTCTCGGCGCAGTTCGCCGGGGAGTGCGTGATTGCCTGATCTCCGCTCAATCCTCGCGCTCGAGCCGGTGCCGTTCGAGTACATGGGCGTTCCGCTGAAGCTGAAGAGGCCTTCGCTGATCGATCTGGTGGAGGCCGTCGAGGCCAACGCAGTAGGCACGGCGCACGCGCGCGCATGGGCGATTCACCGGCATGTGCTCGACGAGAACGGAACGCCGGTGTTCGCCACGCTCGATACGGCGCTCGCGTGCCCGTCCGGCCTCGCCGCGAAGACGATGCCGATGATCGAGGAGCTCTACAAGGAGGGCTCGGACTGACTCGGGATGCGCGCACGCTGCTGGCGCGCGTCCTCAAGGATCGGAATGCAGCACCGTGGGAGCGGTCGGTCCTCGAGCTGGTGGTGGTGCTCGATGTACCGAACTACCAGGCCATCAGAAGGAAGCTCGATGAGCTCAGATCTTGCGATCACCGTGAATAAGAAGAGCCAGGCCGAATTGCAGGCCTGGCTCAACATGTTCCCGGTTGCGATGCAGGATGCGCTGATGAAGCGCGCGCTGCGCCAGTACGCTCGCGATGCGATGGCCGTGATGAAGGCGCAGACACCGAACCGGTACCCCGATGCGAAGAACAGCATCCGGTACAAGATGAAGCTCTGGCCGTCCGACATCATCTGGGTCGGAATCGGGTACAGGACTATCCCAGGTCAGTCCGCCGGCCGATTCGCATTCGGAAGGCAGCGGCGCGCGATCTACGATGAGGAGGGCGTCGGATGGCGCACCCACTTCATGGAACTCGGGTTCCACACCTGGTCGAGCGCGCTCAGGAAGCCGCCTACGGCGCGCGGACTCGGGTGGAAGCGGGGTCTCTATCATCGCGGCAGGGGTGCGTACAAGCGCGGCAAGTTCGTGAGCCAGATCGCGGCACAGGCCACATCCGGCAAGGTGGTCCCGTACATGATCCGGGAGCTTGATTTCGCGACCCGTCAGGCGCTCGCCAGGTCGAAGCGCGAGATGCGAAAGGTCCGGCGGCGCAATGTCCTGACATTCACGGCGCAAGTATGAAGCTACCGACACTCAACATCGATCTCTCGGTCAACACCGCCAACCTCACGCGCGGACTCGCGAAGGCTGAGGGCGATGTCGCCAAGTTCGGCACGAAGGCGACGAAGATCATCGGAGCCGGAGCCGGCATCAGCAGCCTCGGCCAGAAGCTCGGACTCGGGACACGCGGCCAGGCGGCGTTCGGAGCCGCCGGACTCGCCTACGGCACGATCACCTCGGTCTTCGGCTTCATCAACTCTGCCGTCGAGAGCCTGCGGAACTCGAGCGCGAACGCTGCTAAGACAATGGCCGACTTCGCGGAATCCGGCAGATCCAGCACGGGCCTCAGCCTCTCCAACGCGATGGCGCTCGAGTCGGTCGGCAACCAGATCCAGAAGATCGTCGACTTCTTCTCCTCGCTCTGGGACACATTCATCGCGTCGAGCATCGATCCCCAGACCGGACAGAGCGCCGTGCTCGACTACCTCGAGGCGTTCGGGGAGGGATTGAAGACTGTGACCGCGTTCACCGGCGCGTTCCTCGGTGGACAGGACACGGGAGCGGCGATCGGGAGGGCCACCGCCGGCAGCATCGCCGGTGAACAGGCGTACATGACGCCGTCCGAGATCGACGCCATGCAGAGGCGGATCGACGCCGAGAAGGAGCGCAAGCAGCGCCGGGAGATCGACACATGAACCAGAGCGCGACCTACAAGGCGTGGAGGACCAGCTGCGTTTCGCGGTTCGGCTCGATCTGGGACATCCACACCATCAATGAGACCTGGCACATCGAGCGCGTCGACGGTGCCGCGATGAAGTCGCTCGAGGCGTCCGCGATCATGTTCGAGACCGGTGCCGGTGCCCCCGTGATCCCGACGATGGACACTGGCTTCGTCGAGGCTGGCGGAACCGGCGTCACATGGATGGAAAGTGCCGTGGTCCGTTCTCTGGTATTCAAGGGGCCGAACGGGAAGGGGATGGATGTCGACATCGAGTACGGCACCCGCTACTTCGAGACGAAGTTCGCGAAGGGAATGACCGGGGAGGACATCTCGGCAGCGACCACGCTTTCCCAAGGGCTGATACTGCCATGCGCGTGTCTTCCAATCTTCCAGACGCGGAGCATGCGCCGGTACAAGGACAATCCCGGAATGACATCGCCCAGTTACTCGAGCGATGCCGTGCTGAACATCGGCGGCGCCCGCATCGACATGGATCAGGATGTGAGGCAGATCGGCCTCAAGCTGCGGTTCATCAACGACACGAACAGCCTGACTATGCTCGGTACGCCAACTACCAACGGCATGGTGGACATCGCCCAGGCGTGCATCGGGTACAAGAACAGCGCGGCATTCCTCGGCAATCCAGCCGGATCTCTGTACTGCTCCGGCGCGACGGTGAACCATCTGGAGGGCGAGTTCTTCGAGTTCGTCCTGGAGTTCCTCTACGACGAGTTCTACTTCCATTCTCAGATCGTCGAGAAGGACAAGGACGGACGAGCGAAGATGAACGGCTCGGACTATGCGAATGTCGAGTGGCGGCGACCGGTCAGGGATGGCGTCGACTTCAACACGATCTGGCCGGCCGGCGATCTCGGCAAGAGCTTGAAGTACCAGGCGTTCGCGGGAAGGTGGTACTGATGTCGCTCAACACCCGCGAGGGCCGGCAGCAGTCGGACCTGTCGCGCGCGCTGACATACCGGCCGGATCTCGAGCCGATCACCACGCAGCTGATGAAGGTGATCAGCTCGAGCGTGATCGACGCTCCGAATGTGCGCTGGCTCTACTCGGTGAGGAAGGCGGTGGTGGGCAATCCCTCGACCTACCTCCCGGGGCTCGACAGCGACTCGGCCACATTCCAGGCGCTGAGCGTCTCGGAACTCAGCAACACGGGCACCTACGCGAGCTACGGCGTGGCGATCGGCACCCTGCCGGCTGGATTCGCACCGGTGCCGATCCCGAACGGAACCTATGTATTATGTGTTCCGCACCGCATAACTAACGGTACGCTGATCTGGTTGATCGTGAATACCCAGGCGATCGATGGAGTGTGTGCCTGATGGCTGCGAAATACGACATCATCATCGAGCAGGGCGCCACCTTCACCTTCGCGCTGACGGTCACGGGCGTGAACCTCACCGGCTACACGGTGCGGATGCAGGGACGCACATCCCACGCGGCCACCTCGACGGTATTCAGCCTCACCAACGCGAGCGGGATCACGGTGACGGCTGGCACGAACAGCATCATCACGCCGACGCTCTCGGCCACGGCCACCGCCGCGCTCACCGCTCCGATGATCGGTGTCTACGACATCGAGTACGAATCGGCCGGCGTGGTCACACGCATCCTCGAGGGATCGTTCCAGGTGACGCCGGAGGTCACGCGCTGATGTCGAGTCTCACCGTCAGTCCGACCGTGCAGCAGCTGACCGTGTCACCAACGGTGCAGTCGCTCACGATCTCGACGGGAGGCGGTGGCGGTGCGGCGCCTGAGTACGACCTGACGATGTCGGAGTCCTCTGGGAACCGCAGCTACGCCTTCAACGATACGGCCAACTCGGTCTCGGGCGGCTACGAAGGCACGGTGGTGTTCGGGCGCAACAACACCGCGAGTGCGTCCGATGGAGGCATCATCGCCGCCAATGGCGCGCTTCTCGACAGCAGCGCGCAGTACACCCTCGCGCTCGGAAACCAGACTTTCGCGCACTCGCCCGGCTCGATCATCCAATCAGACGACGACGAGATGGGCGCGGTGGCGGGGAAATACCAGAGCTTCACCGCGATCCTCATGTGCACAACCACCGATGCAAACTGGACTACATTCCTGAGCAACGGCACGCAGCTGACGATCCGCGACAACTTCGCCTGGGTGGTGCATGCCATCGCGATAGGCAAGAGGTACCAGGCCACCGAACTGCACGGATTCGAGGTGCATGGCACCGCGAACAACCTCGACGGAACGGTGACGCTCTATGGAAACTGGACCCCGGAAAGCACCGGATCGAATCCCGCGAATCCGTGGGATTTCCGCGTGATCGCAAGCGGATCGAATGTCCTGTTTCAGGTCCGCGGTGTCGTGAGCGCGACGATCAACTGGTG